AGATTGCCACGTCTTCACCAGCCTGGAATTCATAACCAGCGTGGACTTCAGTCACGGCAGCTTCATGGTCAAAGCCAGACCAAGCTGCATTGTTTTCGACGTTGGCGTAAGGACCAGCGAAGGCAGGGGCAGACGCGCCAAGCAGGAGACCTGCTGCAATAATAGATTTCATAACTAACTAATAAATATTTATAGCGATATTTACCTATCGCACTAATAATTATAAACAAAAAAAGTCCCCATTATTAGGGGACAATCGAGCAAGTGATTCTTATTTGATGTAAGTACGACCGCGATAGCAGTAAGTACCATGCACCTCTTCACCACCTTGGTGAACCTTGCAATCCTGACCGCGATAGCGGGTCAGATGAATCTGGGCATCATGCGTAGCAGAGGCTTTTTCGATCTGCTTCTTGATGAGATTGAGTGTGTTCATTGGAAACCTCCATAGTGTAGAAATTTCCCGTTCCTTCAGCCGAAGCCTACTTGCGTCCTAATAGATAGGATGAACGTATATATTTAGTATAAATGGATACCGTTGTTCACGGCGAACATTATTCGTTTTCTATAAATACAAGCTCTAGATGAGCTTTGTTTAATTCGTACAGCATATTTTGTACAGCAATCTGCTCTTCAGCATCCCCACCAGGCCACTTCTCTAAGTAATGCCTCATGCCCTTAACTAAAAGCTTCAGGGCAGGAGCATCAACTTGAAAGTTAAATATGTGATTCTCTGGGTTTTCCATAGCACCTATTGTATCAATGTGTACTTGCCCAGTTTTCGCCGTGGTCAGCAGACGCTGTAATTGGCACGCGGAACCGATAGTAACGACCTGCTTCGGGTGCAGAATTTTCTAGCAACATTTTGACCCTATCGACTTCTTGGGGTACAACCGACAACTGCTGTTCATCGTGCACGTAAGCGCAACGGGTGTAGTCAATGTTGTAGGTAAGACCTGCAGTATCAAGCATCTGCTGAGAGATCACCACCCACCGCTTTGATAGAACGGCTCCTGCTGATTGAAGTAGGTAGTTGAGGGCGGCGTGCTCAGCACGGCAGAATATAGGACGCCCATCAAGGCCCCTAAGACGACCGCTTCCACGAACCTTATGTTTAACTGCATCAATAAGTGGCTCCAATCCAGGAATTGCATCGAGAAATTTGCGACGTAGTTCGCTGCCTAGCTGCTTTTTCTGAGCATCGCTAAGCTCGGGATGCAAGCTATGACCAAGCTTTTGGTCGCCCGCCCCATAAATAAATGCGTACGTGATGGTTTTCACCTCTTTACGGGTGCAGCCAACACGGTCAGCATTCTGCTGGTGAATGTCACCGTTCAGTACAACGTCAGCAAATGAGCCTTCGTCATAGACAGATAGGTAATGCCCTAAGCACCGAAGCTCTAAGCCTTCTAAGTCAGCACCGACCATGACATGACCAGGATGCGGAACAAACAACTGACGTGCCCAAGGTGCGGACACCACTTGTCCAAGGTTGGGACCACGGTGCGCGTTACGCCCGGTTTGGGTCGCAAGAGTGCAGCTGTGGTGAATACACCCATCATCTTCGATTGTGTTGAACCAGGAATTTGTCCCCTCAGACAGCTGGCCCAACCATTTCTGTAGGGTCAATAGACGGATGAACATCTCACACTCCTCATGGAGGAGCTTGTTGCCCTGAGCTAGAGCAAGGTCGCGCATCTCAGAAAGAGTTGCCTCATCCACCTTGGGCTTACCCGTGTCTGTAACTTTCGTGAATCGAGCTCCACGGAAGTTCTGAAGTGCCCAGGCAATGTGCTGACGAGACGTTGGGTTGAAGTCCAGCAGCTTCGTCATAGGAGCACCGGCTACATATCCCTTCGTTTTGTTTGCCCGTTTAGGTGTATAAACCTTCCCAGGTACGTAGATATATCGTGATTGAATTGATTGCTCAAGTTGAGTGACCTCGTCTTGGAGTTCACCACGCACTCTCTCTGCAGCAGCTACATCAAACCGAAAGCCACTGGCTTCCTGTTGTGACATGATTTCTGCCATACGCATTTCGAGCAAAACACAATCATTCATCGAGATCCTCCTTATTAAATCCAAAAGCAAGTGATTTTTCGTCAAGAAGCTTGTCAGCACGTTGTTTGTGCCCAAGCTTTGCCACAGACTCCATGACTTTTAAAGTGTCTTCAGTCGTAGACCCGTCAGGCATACGGCTGTGAACCTCATTAAAAAGTGGAAAGAAAATATCAGCAGCATCTGCTAATTCTTTATGGGTCAGCGGGTCGCCTTTTTTAGGTGTAGTAGTCATGAGTAATCCTCCATACGTCGTTTCATGAGTGCCCAAAGCTTCAGTGTCACTTCGGTGTCTTGGATGCAGTAATCGAGCATCTCGGGTGTATATACAGACCAGTTGCCTTCGTGCTTGCCGAAGTCGCCTTTGAAGCACTTGAGGCGATAGCCCCAGGCTTCAAGGCTATGACGCCCGTAGAGGCGCTGTGGCATGCCATGGGGGCGACGTTCATAGTCTCTATCTGCAATATGCGGATAGAAAAGACGGCTGAGCACGAGCGTATCGATAGCCTGTCCCTGAGGGTTGAATTCAGGGAACTGCTCTTTGATAAGTGGGATGTCATAACCAATAATGTTATGACCAATCAATACATCTGCCTGCTCCAGTTCCTTTACGCCCTGAATGATCGATTGCTCAGGACGATGGTCAAACACAGAAGTGTCGCCATCGTCACCGCCACGCATAACGATGCAGTGAATACGGGATCCTTGTCGGAGTAAACCAGTAGATTCAAGGTCAAAAACAATTTGTTTATTCATCGAAGGTATCTGTTGCATTGTCTGGATCATATTCATCTGGCGAGAACGGGTTCGCTTCTGGGAAGAGAACTGGATCAATGTTTCTGTCATTAGTATTTTTTGTAAATCTCGGATCTTCGTCTAGAAAGATTGGCTCAATGGAAACTTGGAGTTCTCTAGCCAATCGTCCAGCACGTCTAAACTCTTCTCGGTAGTAGGGTTCCCACTCGTGCGCGAGAATAACAATCTTCCTAATGCCCATCATGTGAGCTTGGAAGATGGAAGTAGAGAAGGGGTATCGAGTGCTGTATATAACTGCGCCTATAGCTGGAGTGCCTGCCTTAGCAGCAGCTGCTACTGCATATGAAATGCAATCAATCTCAACTTTGCTGTCTGTTAATAAGCTTCTGCCATTACCAATGATCTCTCGGTCACGCACAATAATACACCCTCCAGGAGATTTTGGGTGAGTTGAGGCTTGACCAATGGCTTGGGCCACACTTATGAAATATTTATCTTTGTTCTTGATAAAAGTTGGGTCACCTTTAGGACTGGGCATATCCACATCATCGATCTGTTGACTCTATATTAGGAAGTGAATAATTCAGATGTGAGCAATAATGGACCACAAAAATATCAAGTCTTTCAAAAGTCCAGCATTTTCAGATGAAAACTTTTTCAAGCTTGATACTCAGTACGATATGGTGAATAGCCCTGCGCATTACACTCAAGGTCGTGTAGAAGCTATTGAGGTCATTGAAGATTCTATTAGCAGCGCACCTACGCCGATGTTGGGTTTTCTTCAAGGACAGGTGCTGAAATATATGCTGCGCCTTTGGCTTAAAAAGAATAGCAAAGAAGATGCTGAAAAAGCAAAATGGTATCTCAATAAACTGATTGATTCGCTAAACTAATAAAGCCGCAGATAAGCGGCCTTGTTGTCAACAGCGGCGGAAGTAGAGATATCTATTGCGTAGTTGAAGAGTCTCATGATCTTGGATGTGTGGCAATAAACTTGTGTACGTGTAGTTAAGGTCATGAGTTGTATGAGTAAAGTAGGCAGAGATACCTTCACATAGCTCAGGTTCGTTAGGTTGATACCACGCTTTAATTGAAAAACATTCCCAAGGCTCTAGTCCTTGGGATACCCAACTGTTCAGTTCCTCTAGGCGCTGGGCAGTTTTTATTATGTGCTGCTCATGAGCCTCTGAAATAGGTAAGGACAGCTGAGAGTTTTGATAGAGCAAAGCGTGTTTCCACATCAAAGTACCGTCTTTAGTAATGAGACGGCATGGATGCACCTTGCTTTCAGACGGAAGCAGGTAAAAGTAATCCTGAGCAATGTGCTTACTCATCAGATATTACCTTTGTTCTCTTCGTAATATTCAAGGTCTTTTTGCCACCCATCACCTGCATACTCGCTGTAAATTACTCGACCGATGTCTCTGAAGCTGTTATAGAACAGAGATACTTTGTCAATATCTGTGAGTGCTTGTTGAATGGGAGGCCCATAGACAATCAAATTCCATGTGGAAGGGCATACAGATTCGAAGCCCTCTGAGGTGGCACGCAGTTGCTTTACACGCTTGAATGGAATGCAAATTGGATAGTCCCAGACAACAGGTGCTGCACGCAGTAGTTCAGAAGCACTGCTAAAGAATACAAAGCTTTTGATATGACCATTGCGATATTCACTAATGGTTTTATTGAGCCAAATACGGCAATCTCTTACTGCACCTTTGGGAGCTACCCATACATTGCCATGCCAGTGCTCTTGGAGAGGATTAACTTCAATGCTAGGCACAGAAGTTGCATCGACTAACACCTGCTGAACAGGGTCAGAAGTGGGGTCGAAATCGATACTTCCCATCACCTCCCGAGCTCGGTCAATGAGCTGAGGAGTTGGATACAGAGGGAGCTTTAAACCTTTAGCAGCGAGTTTATCCGATAAATTCTTCTGCGACCGCTCTAAGGCTTTCTTGGCTCCCACCTGCTTCGACTGCAAATGTTCTTGTTCCAGCATCACTAATTAATGTAATAAGCACGTTTTGCGTCCAGTCATTCTCGTCAATCTCCTGTAAAAGCTTTCTAAGGAATTCAGTTACATCTTCATCGTTTTCACGTTCAGATACTCGAAGATCAAATTCAATTGATTCTGCCCACATAAAAGTAGTAGAGTCATTCATTAAATTGATGACAAGAGAACCAGGACCGTGTTTCTCGACTCCATTAATAGCGATATTAATTAGGTCGGTAAGGATCAAGTCTGCAGTAGCCATAAGGAACTTCTGCTCTTGCTCCTTTTCGGGACCAAGTTTATCTGAAGCAATCAATTGCTTAATTAGATCAGAACGTCTAGACATAATGGAATGACTCTCTATTTAGGATAAGTTAATTAAGTATTGTTTGTGGAGTTTTCATCTCCATCTTCTTTGTTTTGTGGTGAATTGAATTGACTGGGGTGCCTACCATTAAGCATGTCATCCACCACTGCTTCCCATCTATCCGCAAATCCTGAGTTAGGCGCAAAGATTAGGTTTGCACGCTCATCTAATTCTTGAGCATTGGCCAGCATTTCTTGCTCTTTCATTGCTTGCTCAATAGCGTATTCAGCAACTTGCTGCTTCAGCGTATGTAGCTCGCAAGCTAGTTCAAAGCTTTCAAGATAAGAATCTTGATCGACAAACACTCCGATTTTTTGTGGAATCAAATGGAAGGGGTTACAGCAGTACTTATTTCCACATGTGGTTTTGACACCTGTGTAGCCAAGATCGCCCCAGGTGTACCACATGGCAACCCTTTGAGGATGGTGCTGTGTGCTGCTACTGATTCCAGGCCGTCTCCAGGGAAACTGCGGCATCCCGTTCCCAGGAGCTTTGTAACCCTGCCACTCCCAACATTCGTCAGGCTGACCGATGTCAACCTTGGACCAGAACTTCAGAGCACGCTTGCGCTCTTTCTTGAGAAGACGGTTGATGTCAAAGGACATACGCCCTTCTCTAGCAGCTGCTACACAACGAACACACGCTTGATGGCTGTCAAAGCGCATTGAGGTCGAACTGAACCGACCAATGGAGTGGCCGCTATAAATGCATAAAGTGCCTTCCTCAGCCGTATTAGAGAGATTCAGGTTGCGCCTGCCGTATGCATGACCGCCTACCTTGCGGCTGGGCTTGGACTCAGACATCAAAAATCACCATCAGGTTTGATGTGCTGGCCACCATGAGTGGCGTATTGCTGCTCAATAGGAAGTAGTTCGAGCTGATGGTTCAGCTTGTACTCATAACGAGTACTGTTTTCGTACTTAATTCGTACCAGCTGAGCACGGGGGGTGTAGTACTCAGGTGTACCTACAACAAGTGCAACCCGTTCACCAGGAGCAACGACAACACGTTGCCCGATCTTAATATCTTTGGCTTTCATTGTATCTGAATAATATATGTTTTCGTAACTTCAGTGTAATTAGAAGTCGTTCAAAATGTGATCCTCAGTAAGTGGATCGTTCTTAGGACGCTGCCAAATACGAACAGACTTAGGTTTGTTTGTAAGTGGATCCTTTCGTGTAGTGACAAGGCGTCTCCAGCCCATGGACTGGAGAATGTCTGCTACACGTCGTCCTTCTCTACGTCCCTGACTTCTAGGGTCAAGCTCAAGTGCATTAGTCAGAATTTCAGCTGCTGATACTTCATCGCGGATAGCTACGTAAGTAGCGACCTTGTCAAGCCATGGATCTGGATCGCCAAACTCTTGAATGTATTCTGCAATAGCGGCAATTTCGCCACTGTTGAATTCGTACCCCTGTCCGTTTCTATAAGCATGAACTGCAGCAGCCCACAGATGATCACGCTGTGTGCTGAGCTCTTTCCAAGGAATCTGGAAGTTAGCACCAATCTCAAGTGGAACAAAGCGCCTGTTGCCAGTGCTATCCACAAGGAATTGGTTACGGTTGGTTGTTCCAATGAGAACAAACCTACGAGCTAGCTTACTAGGCAATGATGCATATGGGAAGCGAACTTCATCTACACGGGTGGTAACAAGGTTTTTAAAGTTCTCAATGTTGCGAGCATTGAAGTAGTTATCAATCTCAGGCAGCTCCAGGACCCACGCAACGTGCAGGCGGTACTGCTCTTTCATCAGAGTTTCTAGCGGTGTAGTAATTTCTGAGAAAAGGTTTTGGGGTACAAGACAGCGAGCAAACATTGATTTTCCTGCGCCTTGAGGACCCACGAGGATTGGCAGCCAAGACATAGAGCATCCAGGATTGAACGCTCGTGCAACTGCACCAATCATCATCCGCTGCATTGCAGTGGTAGCGATCTTGTGTGGGTTGCCTAGGAAGACTTCACCAACACGTTCCCAGTCGGGATGCGGCTCAGACTTCGCAGCACACTGCTCTAGATAGCGCTTAATAGGACAGTAGGAGTTTTTAGCAGCTGCATATTGAATAGCGCTTTTGATGCGTGCCTCAGGAATAAAGACACCATGCTCACAAGCGACTTTGACAGTCATCAGATCTAGGTCATTCCCCTGCAGTGCAACAGCTTTGCCTTGGTTATCTGTATATTCAATCGCGCTAGTTAGCTCATTCTTACGTAAGTCATGCAAGATGTCTTTGACTTTAGAGACATCGTTTTCACGTTCTTTAGCAAGATCATCTGAAGTCTTTTTAGGACGACCTCTACGCTTGACTTGTTGCGCATCAGGGATTGGTTCAACTTCAATATCATTTGGCTGCATCTTCGGCTCCATCGTATTAATGTACTCATCAAAATTATGAATGGGATCAAACTCTGTATAACCTGCGGCTGCTCCAAGAGCACCAAACCTCAGATTATCTGGGAGCTTTCTAGCCCAGTCAGGATCTTGCTTTTTAGCAAGCGAATAAAGTGTAGTATGACCTGAATAGTTGCCGAGACCTCTCCATTTAAATGGTTGAATATTCTCATCTTTTTCTCCGTGATGCCCTTTGAGTACCCATTCAACCCATGAATCGAACATAGGCTCACCTATGCCCGCACAAGCAGCCATGACAGGTACATAGTAAGTTTCATACTCGCCGTCTTCAGAAGGGCGCAGAAACGTTTCTAGAAGCCACTGACATCGTTTAATATCAACATCAGTCAGGTCAGAGCTGTTGAAGTTGGAGGCCTCTTCATAAGCAATGTCCTCAAGGAGAAAATCAGGAACAGGTTCTGATTCCTTGTTTGTCTGGACCTCTGCTTTGGAGTTACCAAACCAAAGTCGTTCAGGCTTTTGACCGCAATTGTCGGCAAGCTCCTGGAGCTCTAGCTCGGCAAGTAGACGGTTGACGATCAACCAGTACGCGCCACGGTGTTCAGCAGAGCTATTGAGCTGCCTCGCGAGAGGAAATAGTGCTCGGAACCGGTGCTCTTGCTCCGTATGGCTTGCAGATGTATAAGTAGCAGCACACCACTGCCTTGCAGTGTCAGTAGACCAGAACCGTGCAAGCGACGTATCGCCATCAAAGTCAATGACGACAACGTTGGAACCTACTGCATTCTCAGCTTTGCGGTGCCTGCCATGGAAGTGAGTTGCACACCATCCATAGCCCTGCTGAACCCAACCAAGTAACCATTGAATATCCTCATTAATGTTTTGCCAGTCACGAGCAGGTTTAGTCTGTTTGTTCTTGCAATTCTTGTTGACTGCAATCCGTAGTTTCATTATCTATTTCATGAAATTGTTGACAACGTTTTAGAAAACGTGATTCGTGGAGAGCTAATTGGTCTCCATCAATAAATATCCCTTGCGTCGTTTCAGGAGTAGACACAATGATGAGTGCTACATCACAAAGAAAACCTGTTCGCTCATTCAACGCGTACCTGTAGGCCGCCATCTGTTGAGCGCACTTCGTGTATTTGCGATAACCACCGAAACCAATGCGGTCACCACGATCGGGAAAAGTCGCACAGTAAGGAGCGTTACTAGTTTTAAAGTCAGCAATGACTCGTACACCACCGATTTCACCAATGAGATCAGGGCAACCAGCGTACCGGTGTTCGGTACTCCAAACATAAGCCACTTCTTTATCGTCGCTTCTAAGGTGATTCCAGTCAGGACGTAAAGGACGCTCTGACCAATGAATTGTATCAAACCAATCCAGATATGTCGAGATACCGTTCCAAAATTCTTGATATTGATCAGGTACATTTGGATCTAACCCTCGTAAATAATTTTCACAACCAAGGTGAATAGCCGAGCCGCGAGTAGATGCCTCCTCTAGCGCACCCGGATTATTCTTTTGCCACGTGCGTAAACCTGCCTTAGATTTTTCTGATTCAGTGGCAGACAATACAGTGGTTACACTTGGCATATAAATGCCGGAGCATAGATACTTTCTATGTCCGGCAGATGTTTGTATTCTATAAGGCTTATCAGTAGTCACTCTCTAGTTCCTGGTTCTCTTGATACGCTGAGCTGTAATCTGTAGTTGCGGTTTGTGTTTGAAAGAGCTGGTAAAGCTCTCCAACCAATTGACCTACACCTTCCATCACTTGTCCCATAGCCACAACTTGATTAGAAAGTTGAGCAACTTCTTGACGAAGTGCAATGGTGTGATCCATCAGTGACGGCGGACGAGTGATGGGAGCAGGTGCCTGAGCAGCTTTTGCTCCTGCGACAAGTTGATTGATTCGCTCCTGCATTTCAGGAGGAAGATTTTGCATAGCTGAATTCATTAGAACTCCTCTTTAAGTTGACGGGTAACGACTTCACCTACGAGCTCTTCAAAAGCTCGACGAAGTTCATATTCAAGATCATCCCGATCTGCTTTGGCACGGGTGATAGTCATAGTTGGGAGCTGCAGAGTACAAACAGCCTCATGCAGTCCCAAATCATTTTTAGTAATAGTGAGATCAATCATTTTCAAAATTCGGTTTCAGGTTCATCTTTCTTTGCAGCTTTAGTAGTGAGAACTGTGCTGCCACGCTTATCTACTCCACCAGCAGGTAAACCTTTTTCATCAACTTGCTTTCCATCAAAAGGATCTTTCCCTTCAAAGAAGTTAGGAAGCCAAATTGAATCTTTCTCAGATGCCCATTGATCCACGATTTTCTGTGGAACTTTTCGCACCTTCGGTAGGATGCTGTATGAAGTTTCCAGACCAGCTCCCTTACGGCTGATCTTAATCGAGAAGTTAGCGAGTCCATCTTCAGTCCAGGTATAGTCTTCAATCTCTTGAAGGATTTCAGTCAACTGATCGCGCAGAGATTTCTGCTCAATAAACAGAACTTCAAGACGACCACGTGCAGCAGATGTGGCAACCCAGGCTAGAAACCTGCGTGGTTTGACGTAGGAGCCATCAATTTTTGGTCGATCTGGTTTGGACCAGTCAGTTTCACGAGCGAGATCGCTAGGAGTCCCAGGATGAGTGCGAGTAACAACGTACCCATTGAATTTGAGCTCACCGTCTGGACCTGCTGCTTCGGAGGCGTACTGCCAACCCATGATTGCATGGCCTGTTTCATAGCAGCCGAGAAGTCGAAACTCTTCACTTTCACCATCTTTGAGGCTACTTGGTTTCCAATAAGGCTGAGGTTCTTTGGTTTCAATTTTATCTTGATTTTGTTGGAGTAATTCGGGTGGTAAAACTTGCAGTGCCATATCTAATTATCTAAGACATAACAACTATAAGTTGTACAATATTAAAATGTGAGCTTATGAATCATGCGTTTTGCAGATATTTTCGGTAAGGGTCTAGTAGGCGCTTTAACTGGAATTGACCTAACTGATATGGTCATGAAAGGTGGATTAGTTGGTGCAGCCACAGGAGTGAATCTTGCCAATGGTGGATTACTTGGTGCTGCCACAGGAATGAAATCTCCTGGCTTAAGCAGTGATGGACGTTTTCATGATTTTCTTCTCAGACCCGGAGATAATGCCGGTGTAGAGAACATGCCTTACTATCCTGGTAAGGATAACGGCGGATTAATGCAAATGCCATATAAAAAAGGCCAGCGACTGCATGGAATCGCTGACTTTGATGGGAACTATAACCCGACTTATGAAATCCCCGGTGGACCTATTACACCTGAAGAAATGCAACGCATGAACCAAATGTATCCTATTGGAAATATTGGTAAATAGATGCATCCCAGCCAGGTAGGTTTCTGGCTAGGTGAAATTCACGTTCAATAATCCGGCGTCGGATCAACCTCTGTGTAACCCGCTGCTGAACCGTTCGTTTGTGGATTCCTGCTAGTTTTTTCTCGATCCTTTCTAGTCGTGAAATCAGATGCAACAATGGCACGATAAGGGCTGTCATTGTCATCCTTGCGATATTCGCGGAGGTAGCCTTGCACGCAGATAGGCCGTCCTTTGCGGATTCGATCCGTAAGCTTTTTCTTTCTAGATTCATGTGTTTCAAGGAATAGCCAAGTCACAATGTCGGAGTTATCAAGAGAAGTACCGATCTTTACAGCTACTTGATTGTTTTTACGCTCTTTAATTTCGTCAGTCGCAAAAAATGCATTGCCCAATACAACCTGATTGCAATAGACAGAATCAGGAATGCCAGGTTCAATGGTGGTGATAATCAAATCAAGCGGTTTACTTGTGTCATCAGAGAAGACAATGTTACCGGTGATCAGTGCTCTAGTGCCGGGTTTCCAATCTTTAAAGAGTGAAAGCTTGGCTCCCTCACGGTCGTAGCAGAGGACTCGGAGTTTGACCTCTGAAGACCCACTACCAGAGGGCACAACAGCATCAGCACCACGATAGTCAAGCCCGTAAGCATTAATGGGATCTGAAATAAAGGATCGTAGTTCAATTGTTGCAGCTATAAAGTTCATTATGACTGTTTAGTTTTTCCAGTCTTTATATTAAGCGTCAGCCCCACATTGCGCGAGCAACAGTTGGAACTTGGTCCGCAAGAATATCTCCAATGGATCTAGCAATATGCATATGTTCTAGCTGTGTACCGTTGTCAGCTCTTAGATCCACATAGTGAAGCCAGCTGCGAATAGTCCCAGACATATACAGACGAGTGGCTGTACTCAAAGGAAGCACAGATCGTGCACACTCTTTTGCTACACCAGAGTCCAACATACTATTATAGATATCTATTGCACTTCGATAATGATTATCGATTTGCTGCTGTAAGAACTCGACTTTTTCTTCTGGCAAGTCATCAATACTGTTCTGCCTGTTCTTCATATCTTGACGACGAAGATCAGGAACATTTATTTCTGTCGCAACCGCATAGCGTTGACTGAACTCTTGAAATGAGAAGGATCGGTGACGCAAGATTTGCGGAGCAATAGCGCGTGTAGTCTTAATCTCGACGCACATGGACGCCATTTCAAACGGGCTCCAGTGCTTGTGCTTGATGAGATAGCGGATGAGTTTTTCGACATTTGGGTTATCCTCATTTGCAGGATTTGAGACGCGAGCAATTTTCCCAATGAGTTGTTCTGCATCAGGAGTTACCCACACAAGCTTTGCGGTGTGCATTAATTTTCTGGAAAGTGTTTTATGTGTAAAGCTTTAAGCTGCTTTATCGTGAGCTTATTTACTTTGGCTTCGATACGTGCAAGGAGTTCTGTAATGTGGTCACTCTTTGTCTTCGGTTTTGATTTTGCCATATAATTTTGGTTTAATCCGGCCATAACCAGATTCTATTGAATGAATCGGATTATCTCTGCCTAACTTGTCATAATATTCATCAAATATATCAGTCTTCGAGTAAGCTCTTACAGCATCAAACTGACGCTCACCATCTTTTGTAAAAGTAATAATGTGAACGTCAGTCGGAAGATCCTTGTCATCGAAGGTATCAGGGCAGATACCTTCTTCAATGATCTGGATTTTGGTAGGCATGTATTAATAAATTAAGCGTATTGAGGCAGATTCACACTGCTGGTTTCGAAGAACGCAGGCATACGTGATGCTCTCGTCTCCATTAGTCCCTCAGCCTTGCCTCTTGAGTACAGAGAATCTGAACTCGAAAGCCAGAAGTTGCCGGAGAGGTGCTTGTGATCAGATTCCCCTTTAAGGGACTGAAGGCACCATGCGACCGTAGCGCGGCGGAGATTGTTGAGGGTCTTGTCAGATTTAAGTCCAAGCGCCTCACATACGAGCGTGTTAGCGGCGACATGGGTTTGCTCATCGCGAGAGATGTCAGCACTCGTTGTACGGAGGCCCGTGTCTCCAAGGAATCGGAAGATTGGGAGTAAGACAAAGAAGACGGAACGCTCAAGAACCACGGCCTTAAGGACCGGATGCCGATCGAGTTCAAGCCATGTTTTACAGATGTGAGCAGCTTCTTTCTCAAATTTAGTGGGAACCTTATGGACTTCAGCTGCGTAATTAAGGGCAATATCATGTTTGATTTCGTCTTGTACATTACTTTCAAGCAGCTCCTTGCAGCCTTTCACGTCAGGCAGATCACCTTTCATAGCGTCTTGAATAAAGTCACCGACAGGGATTTCTAAGCAACGCAGGGAGAGAGCCCGTTGGATGACTTCTTCACCGCCATCAAATAGTTTGCCAGCATCTACTTGAACAGGAGTCCAGGTGCGCTTGCGTTCGTGGAGGTGGATGTAAGGAGTTGCAGCTTTCATTGGTATAAATAATTGGTTTACTCGGCACAGCCAACACAGGCTGCAGGGTCATTGAACAAGTCAATGATTTCATTGTCAGACTCATCATCGAAACCAAACATAGTTCCGAAGTCGCCGTCTAGAGCTGCTAGAGCATCATCTTTAGCCTGGGTGTTCTGCATGACCTGCAGAGAATAGTAGAGGCTAGTCTGAGGCGATTTAAGCCACTCATCGATGAATGCTTCGTCATAGATCACAACGTCACTCCAAGAGTTGAAGCTGTAACCATGAGCCAAATCAGTGGCTTGCAGGAGGCGCAGAATGCCGTCAACAGTACGCTTATACGAATCCCATCCGACTTCTTCAGCCGTTTCAACATTTCCATAATCGTACTGCTGGACACCAAAGGTAGAGCTGTCCCTATCAACTGTGCGCCCGATCGGTGGTGCGATTTCGGGGGCTGTCGTATAGCCTGCTCGGTCTGTATAACGATAAGAGCAAGATGCGGTTGGAGCGATAGCAAAAGCTCGATCCATATTATGCAGCCGTGCAATAGCAGCAGCTGACTTAATACCTTCATCAATTGCTTCCACAATTTTAGATGCAGCACGAGTCACAGGTCGCTCTGTGAAAGTACCGGTATGAAACTCCAGTGCATCAGCGAATTCTTCGTAAGTGACGCCCTCCAAGGCGAGAAGATTCGCAAGTCCTAGGACGCCTAAACCAACTTGCCGATCGACCTCAGGCGAGAGGTATTCACCACTTGCATCAACATTAGTTTTGGCATGCAGTTCAATAAGCTCAGTCATGCCATCAATGAATGCTTGAGGCAGTTCATCTACTTCGCAAGCCGACAAATTAATATGTTCAAGCAAGCAGGTGCCCCGGCTTTCGAGGAACACTTCAAGGCAAACATTTGCATAGATCCTTCGACCATGCTGGTTATGACGAACCTTGGCTAGCCAGATGTCTCCACGTGCAATGCCAGCTAAGAGTGCATCCCTGGTGGCTTGACTGGCACTAGCCCAGCCTTCGTCCCAGATGTTGACACATCGCTTCGCCCACGGTAGCTCGGCTCTTGGTGTGTTGATAAAGTCAAGGATGTCTCCGTGGTCGATGTCGAGGTGGAGCACAACAGCTCCATTTTTGTAGACACCTCCTCGGCGTAGTTGTTCATTGAGGCAGCTATAGATTTTGCCAAATGAGACTGGGCCTGAAGCAACAAGGCCTTTTCCGTTGTCACTTCCTGAGGGTCGAATTTTGCTGAGATGCACTGCAACACCTGCTCCAAATCGCAGAGCGTGGCTAACAAATCTCCAACTGGCTTCAATTCCATTACGACCTTCCATCGAATCTTCGACAACAAAAACCGTGCAGCTCACAGGAAGACGGCTACTGGGGTCGTCAATCCAACTCTGGACGCGACCTGTACGGGCAATTGCTTTGTTACTCATTTGATTATTTTTTAGTAGAAACTTGGGGAACACAGACGCTGAGATCTGGCTTTCGGTAGTTTGGACCTTTCAGAACCTTGCCATCTTCTCTGAAGATTGCTTGTCCGTTTTCATCTAGTTTACTCATATTAGAGTCGAAAACACGGAACATTGCTTCGTCCAAATCAATGTTGAATGCAGCAGCTAGCTGATAGCAAACAAATACTAGATCGGAAAGTTCTTTAACAAGATTGACCCGCTTATCCATATCATCAGGAGATTCCATCAGATCTTCTGCGGCATCAAACAATTCGCAGGCCTCTTCTTCAATGAGGTCAAGCTGCATATCCCAAAGCTTCTTTTTAATAAAGCCTTGAGTGGCGATATTGTCTAGACATTCTTGCCCAAAAGTTTCACGGAAAATCCGTGCATGATCACCGAGGTTCATTTTATATATGCGCGTTTATTTACTGTAATTACTCCGAGAATCTATTTGTCTCGGAGCGTAATCCTACCACGAGATAGGTCAAATGGGGAGAGCTCAACTGTGACTCTGTCCCCAACAAGCAGTTGGATTTTTCTTGTAATTAGTCTGCCTGAAGCACGACAAAGGCACTGATGACCTTCTGGTTCATCAAGCTCAACATTGAAATATCCGTTTCCGCTCTCTTTGTAGATGACGCCCTTGGCTTCAACTACATTTGCTTTATTAGACATATTAATTTCTAAATGCGTGGACTAGCTGATGTACGAGCGAATCACGTAATTGATTAATCCGCTCGTCATCGTATTGTTTGAAATTTCCTCGCTTCTCAACTTTTTTGTAATAGTGGAGTGCGTTCAGAATTATTGTGTGATCTTCCAGACTTAGTTCAAATTGCATTATTGATCAATTATCTTTCAATACTTTTGCCAGAGTATCTATTTGGTTGTACAAAGGAGTGTAGTCAAGTCGATAGTAAATCTCGTCGGCTATGTATTGAGTGTTCTCGTCATCGGGTAAGTCAAGATTATCCAAGAGATAATCCATTATTTCCATTGAGTTCATTCGTGGTTTCCTTTTGGACGTAATATCTGTATTGCGAGAGGATTCCTTGGTAACTCTCTGCTGCATCAGCGACCAAGCTAAAGAAGTCATCAATATACTGAGGATCTATATCTACAGTTATATCGGCTGTAAAGCGCTTTTGTGTCATTCAGGATGTGCGTAAGTGTATGCGTCGAGTGTTGCTTGTAAGTTTTCAATAATGTTGTTTGCACCTACAAAGCGTTCGACTGTTTCCTCTTCCAAGTCACAGAACTCGTAACCTTCTTCGGCGTCAAAGTCACAGGAGACAGTCTCATGGACGACAACCAGCGTTGGCGACAACTCCACCGATAACTCCTCTGCAAGCGCTGTACGAGCGCCTGAGGCCGTTTTAAGAGGGACAAAATCCAACTCAGCCTTCTCATCTTCAGTGAGACTTTTGACGTGATCCTTGAGGCGTATGCAAGGAGGACAGCTGTCTTGTGTAAATACATAGAGGTGATACTGTTTCATCATTTTAAGTAGATAGTTTAAATAACTCTGAATTAAGCCTGTCTAGGATGTCATCCCAGATTGCAGCATCTTGTGTTTTGGGGTGAGTATTTTTGTGTTCTTCTACAAGTTCAATGAGGGCCTCAATTTGCCATAGTTGTAAATGCATGATCGTTCTGCATGTTAAGCAGGTGAACCGTCAGTAAAATAAAAACCACCTGTACAGTTCCCTTCATTAGATGTTACAACATGTCGAGTATGTTGATAACACCTCATGCCTGAGTGATATGAAATCATCACAGGCTCACCAACATGCACATCATCCAGATTGCTGCAAAGGATAAGACGAGTAGCAGGAGGTTTTCGTTTATATTGAATTTCGGCGTCATAGCCAAGATGGACATCTTCGTTTAGCGTCACAGGATTTAGAACTGTGCGCATTGTGGGTTTGGAAACTGCAATAGCTTCCATTTCAGATTGAGTGTGTTTCATCAATCGTTAAACATTGGTTGAGGTTTACAGCTAACAATTCTTTTGGCATCTGGGCAGAGCTCAAACAAATTATTCATTGCTGTCCTTGCATTAATAGAGGTGACCACAAAATCCTGTTGATCACCCTCTTTGTCAATGTAGACAATATCGTAGTCAATCATCTTCTACTAGCTTTTCAAATTGGAGATGATCATCACAAGAATCATCATCTTGCAGATCGATCATATCTTTATCTGTTGTCTTCAAGAGCTTCTCAAACAATTGATCGAGAAACTCTTCGTTTTCTTTAGTGATTTTCACTTACTCAATTCAATTTTTACTTCAGGCAGATACTTCTTCTCAGCAAGATAGAGTTCGACTTCTTCTCGCTGAGCATTAGACAAGTAACCAAACATAAGGTTGAGTATTTGGTTGATATAGAACGTAGGAGGTTCTGGTGAGTCCTGGGCCAATGCTGCGTGACACAGGCATACGACATCGAGGAAGTCATAGTCATTGGCGATTACTGTTCCTGACATTGGATTAATTCGAGATAGTCATTTGGATTAGCTACAAAATGATCAAGCATGACAAGGAGGCTTGCCACACTTGTATCTTTTGTTTGGATTGGTAGGTTTAACAAGACTGAAGTCAAGTACCTACGTGTTGTTTGAAGCTGTGCAATTGAGTCGATGCTCATTCAGATTCATCAGAGGTTTCTGTTAGATCAATAGTGTTATCTACTTCACAGGCATACTGTTTAACGTATGCATCCATATAGGTGTAAAGAACATCCCAGCTAAAGGACTCGTCACTATTCATGTGATCTGAGACAGAGTACAGTTGTTCTTCCGTCATGTTTGGATATTTCTCACAGAGATAACCAACGGTGTCGAAGATTAAATAACCATCAAGGCTATCGTCCTCTTCGTCGTAGTCATCGTCCTCGTCCTCATCCTCATCCTCATCCTCGTCTTCATCTGGGTCATCGTCTTTGAATCCGACGCCACTTGTATCGTCTTCTCCGAGATTAACGCTAGGATCTTGTTCAGCGAGAGTGTATACCCACTCATCAATCTGCTCAAAAATACTATCAAAGTCGAATTCTTCATCATTTTGACAAAGACTCCAAACAGATGTTCTATTTTTGAGAGTTAATGTTGGCCACTCTTCAATCAGATATTCGTTTACATCAACAGTGATCGTAGGATCAAAGTCATCATTGTCTTCGTAATAGAGAGACCGACGTTCAGATTTAGCACCCATCAGAAAAGTTCCTCAGTATTGTTGTCTTCAATATTGACCTCATCTACTGTAATAACTTCTTCTGTAGAAGGTGAGATTGCGTGGCTGATAATTGACACACAATCGCGCAGAATTGTTTCTACTTTTTTGTTGTCACGGTCAGCACGTGCTTCTTTTAGCTGCTCATACAGGTCAGTATCAGACATTTTGAGATCGCCTGAACGGATAGCGGCGAAGCATGGCTTCATCTTGGATGTACCTTTCCAGGTATCCAAAGTCAAAGCAAACTCAAGATTGCCCGTCTCAAATGCACCCATCAAACCAGTCAGCACACACTGAGACCAAAGGGTTGTCAAACCTGAAGTGACAAGAATGACAGTGCCTGAGTTTGTAGTCAGGAAGAGGTTGAGTTTGGTGGACTTGAAGGTGCCAATATCTTCAGCAACGTTGATGCCAGTTACTTTGACATTGCCAAGGCGGGTCAGTGGCTTGCCGGAGGTTGGGATCGTGAGTGCAACTGGCTCTTGATCATCGCCTCGGTACATGAAGAAAACTGCATCGCTGTCTTTGTTGACACCGACACCAATCATCATGCTGACATCAGATTGCTGACCACCAGCAACCAGATCGGAAACAATAGCTGTGTTGTCTTGGAGAATAGTCATGGAAATGTGTTTGTTTGACAGTTGCCTTAAAGGCATTGAGAACTAAAGCCGCTGTTAAGCGGCATTTGTTTTATCGATTACGGGCAGGGTCTGAGTTCTTTAGAAGAGAAATTTCTTTAGATACCAAGGCAGCCACATGTTCAAGAACATCTAGTCGATTCTTGTGATGTGTATTGCACATAGGAACTATATAGTTCACACATGCTTGTGCAATTTCTTTTGTTGTATATCCCATTAAACAGTTGCTGCTAGTTCGCCGTTCAATTCAGCAAGCTTTGTTGCTGCTAAGCATTCGATGCATGTCCATGCCAACTGGCCAGATACTTGTTCTTTATCGCAGAAATATTCAGTTGTGTCTTCAATGATCTCAGTGAGTTCTGTGAGTTGTTCTTTTGATATATGCATTCTTTGCAAAACTGAAGTATGGGCTGATTAACCCATGACATAAATATAGCCGCCTTTCGGCGGCCATGTATTAGTCGATAGTGACACTTAATGAAGCTTATCTTCTTCTACGTCCACCTCTGCGCCCGCCTCTGCGGCCACCACCTCTACGACCACCACGCATACGTGCAGGTTTAGACCTTCTTGAAGTGACTCTTGCCCGCTTTGCCTTACGTCTTGCACGGATCTTCTTAATCCGCTTTCTAATCTTCATGGCCTTTTGGCGGTTGCCCATAGCCTTAGCTTTCTTGCGCCTCATCTTTAAGCGCATAACCTTGCGGTTATTAATTTTAATTCTCCGGGGTTTGCCCATTCTCATAGGTCTGCCCATTCTCATAGGTCTGCCCATCGGCCTTCTACCAGGCTTACCCATAGGTCTACCAGGCTTACCCATAGGTCTACCGGGCTTACCCATAGGTCTTCCAGGCTTACCCATGCCAGGAGGACGACCAGGACGACCAGGCTTACCAGGACGACCAGGCTTACCGGCAGGAGGCTTGCCTTCAGTCATCATTGGAACAGGCTTACCTTCAGTCATTGAAGGAGGCTTGCCTTCAGTCATTGAAGGAGGCTTGCCTTCAGTCATTGAAGGGGGTGTGCCCATGCTCATGCCCATGGCCATACCGCCCATACGGACGATCTTTCGATCCATGGTCCCTGCTTTAGTAGTCGCTCTAGCTCCTTGACCTGCTGCTGCAGAAGAGTTTCCAGAATTAAAGGCACCAATCTTGGCACCACTAAAATCAACTTTATTTGTGTTATTGATTCGAGTGCCTCGTTTGGCAGCCATCCTTTTGCCACGAGTATTTTCTTCTGCAGCAGACATAATTAGTATGAATACAAATCTGTATTTAGTTTAACAAGGTTTGAACCTAATTATTCTTTAGTGCTGGTAGAAGTTTCTTCAGCAGGTGTTTCTTGAGGTGCGGTAGTTTCTTCGATTTTTGCCGGAGCTCCACCTACAACGGGGCGACGGTTATAACGTGTGGCTGCTGCAGCAGCTTCATCTCCTAAAGACATAATTAATTGATAAATACTTACATCTAATAATAGCTTGGATTACCAAATACCAGGGATAATTTGTCCAGTGAGCGCATAAGCACCAAGTGCAGCAATTACTCCCATCATTGCGAAACGACCGTTCATCATTTCAGCTTTTTCGTTGTGAGGGATAGCGTATTTTTCATCAATAGTCATCACTGGTTCTTTGGCGTATACGTTTGTACGTCCGCCATCTTCAGTAGTTACAGTCATAAGTTTGTATATTCTTTATTAATATTAGTTAATATTGCACTCAATTGCGGCAATATCTTTGTTAAAGATTTCAAGACCAGCATCAGTCAAGATGTGGTTATACATTCCTTCAAAAACAGAAGGAGGCATAGTTACGATGTCTGCTCCGTTATAGAAAGAACGAACAGCTCGATGTACGTTTCGAATTGATGCTGCAAGTACTTGAGTTGGTACTCCTTTTTGTGCATACAGTCCGGCAATACCTCTTACCACTTCCAATCCAGCTACTTGCTGATCATCAAGGCGTCCAACAAAAGGGGACACATATGTTGCTCCTGCTTTAGCAGCCAGGATTGCTTGAGGGATAGTAAAGATCAACGTTACATTGGTTCGAATACCACGTTTTGAAAGCTCTTTGCATGCCATCAGACCACAACGGGTCATTGGCAGCTTGATCGTGGCAATATCTCCAAATGTGTTTGAGAGGTGCATTCCTTCTTCAAACATTTCTTGAGCTGTGCCGTAGACTTCCATACTGATGTCTTGGACACCAATATCGGCAAGCTCTTGGTACACCTCATCAGGGTTGCGACCTGATTTACGAATCAGTGTCGGATTCGTTGTCACTCCATTGATCAAACCTGTCAAGAAGTGCTTGGCAACCTCTTCGACGTTCGCTGTATCCAGAAAGATTTTCATTATGTATCTCTTCTACAAGTATGTCCAATATATTTGAAAACTCCTCATAACGAGGGTTTGAAATGCTGATGTGATGATATTGATAATGCCGTATTGCATGCATTATGTCTTGGAGCTGTTCAACGGAGAGTTTCACGGCACAGTCCTAAATCGTCGGTTATATCTTGTGCTGTTTCAAACGAAACATCCTTGATATCTTCAACGATAGCCGGTTTTGAATCGGTATAGAGGCCCAACGTACCTTTGTTTTCCGAAGTTTGAGTAAACCCAACGACGCACATGGTGTAAGGCCTATCGCCAATGAATTCTGTGGCGAAATCGTCATTAACAGTACATGCAGATACTAAAAAAGCCCCGATAAACAGGGCTGGTAATTGAAATTTCATTGATTAACCAATGGATGGTGCTAGCAAGGCAACAGGAAGACTTTCCGAAGTTGCCAGGTCAAGCGGGAAGTTGTGAGCATTACGCTCGTGCATCACTTCGATACCAAGGTTGGCTCGATTAAGAACATCTGCCCAAGTATTCACCACATGACCTTGATTTTCAACAATGGATTGATTGAAGTTAAATCCATTGAGGTTGAAGGCCATGGTGCTGACGCCGAGGGAGGTAAGCCAGATCCCGACGACAGGCCAAGCTGCGAGGAAGAAATGCAGCGAGCGAGAATTGTTAAAAGAGGCATATTGAAAGATCAAACGACCGAAGTAGCCATGAGCCGCGACGATGTTGTATGTCTCTTCTTCTTGGCCGAATTTATATCCTTGGTTCAAGCTAACTTGTTCCGTTGTCTCACGGATAAGTGAGGAAGTAACCAGAGAGCCATGCATAGCGCTAAACAAAGCGCCACCAAAGACTCCAGCAACACCCAACATATGGAATGGATGCATAAGGATATTATGCTCTGCCTGAAAGACAAGCATAAAGTTGAAAGTACCGGAGATGCCAAGCGGCATTCCGTCAGAAAAGGATCCTTGTCCAAAGGGATAGACAAGAAACACGGCAGCGGCTGCAGCTACAGGTGCGCTGTATGCCACAAAAATCCAAGGCCGCATACCTAGTCGGTAGCTAAGTTCCCATTCGCGTCCCATGTAACAGAAGACACCAATGAGGAAATGGAACACAACGAGCTGGTACGGACCGCCGTTGTAGAGCCATTCGTCAAGACTACCGGCTTCCCAGATCGGGTACATATGTAGCCCGATTGCGTTTGAGCTAGGCACGACGGCTCCTGAAATGATGTTGTTGCCCCACATGAGGGAACCTGACACTGGTTCTCGGATGCCATCGATATCTACTGGTGGTGCTGCTACGAAAGCAGTGATAAAACAAATAGTTGCTGCTAGAAGGCAGGGGATCATCAACACACCAAACCAACCGACATAAAGACGGTTGTTAGTGGAAGTGACCCAGGAGCAAAAGCGCTCCCAGTTCGAGGATGAACCTCGCAATTGTGCAATTGTGGTCATTTTATGAGTGCGATTATTGAGTTGATCAAGTAGTTAAGTAACTCGGCTTATCGCCTACATAAAGTATTGTAAATTGTATTCTTCAATACATATATCAGTATAATTACTCAAATTGTTGCGCTGGAGTAGAGAATTCAATAGCTTTTAGATCCCAGTCAGAAAACAATTCATCAGCTTTGACAGCTCTAATTTGTTTACGTTCTTTGCGCATTTTGGAAAGCTTGTCGAGAAAGCCTTTTGTTTGCTCGTTTCTAATAGTCTTACTCATTTGTCCTCCATACAAAAAATAGTTAGGAGCGTTAGGTTCACTCCTAACTTGATTTCAATATATCTCTGTTTAAAGATAATTGGGGATCAAAGATAAGTTACTTTGACTGAAGCTACACCTGGACCAATCAATCCAATTGCTTCAGCAGCACCGCGACTGAGGTCAAGCTCCCTAGGCCCAATAAACGGACCACGGTCGTTAATTCGGACGTTGACACATCCTTGATAACAAACTCGTAGCCTCGTTCCGAAAGGGAGCGTTTTATGAGCTGCGGTAAGTCCCCATTGGTCATACACCTCTCCATTTGCGGTGAGACGACCATGGAAGTAAGGTCCATACCAGCTGGAAAGCATAGTGCTTGCAGCGGTTGCGGGTGCAGACACAGCCAGTAAAACGGCGCTAGCAGCACCAAATACTTTAGATAACATAGATAATTCAAAATATAATTCAAATCTAAAGATAACAATCAAAGGTCTCAATATGAGACCTCTAATTGTATCTGTAGGTAGTTAACGGTTGTCTATTCCCTCGATAAATTCATATCGATAGACACCAAAAGGTGAGTCATTGCAGTCACTTGCATGATTAGCATAAGCACGTGCAGTATGTAGATTATCAAAGAAAGTCTCATACTCATTAGAACGTGCGCTGACGGAACCATGTCCATCTTTGGCTTCGTGACCTCGTATGACAACAAACCGAGCATCTGCACGGAGGCAGGATTTTAGCTCTAGTTCATCGCATCTTTTTTGACGTACTTCGTACGGACGATCAAAGTTGTAAGTCATAGATTAATCGGCAAAAAAAGTTCCTTACGATCTTCGTCGTAAACCCAAGTGTTTTCTGGTGTAGCGCACCTCCAGGCATCTTTTAGATGCCCCCACTCAAGTTCATTAACTTCCATAGGAGCGTCTAGAAGCTCTTGTCTAGTTACAGAGTCCAGCAAATCTTGATGGTCTTCTGGTAGATCGTTACGTTCAAGCGTGATAATAAATGAGGTTGTGACCTCATACTCAAGAAAGATTTTCATCAAACTTGCACCAAGAGATCTTGGGCAACAGCGAATGCTCGCTTGCTGATTTGTGCACCAGCACCGAAGGTGCCACGTGCAAACTGAGCACGACCCTTGGCAGCAGTAGTGCCACGAGTGCTCGTTTCTACTTGTGTAACGGCATTTATAGCGTTCCAAATAGAGTTCGGTGCAAAGTCCGAGCCGTAGCCAGAGCTGAAAGCACGTTCAAGAGCTTGACGTTTACGGAACACTTGACCTTCGTCAATGTTGTAAACCTCGTCAACAAAGTCATTGAACGCCCCAGAACCCATACTGGCGCGACTGAACTCACGCATAAGATCACACTCGGTAATAAAATCTTGACGTGCTACATCAATGCTTTTGATTAGAGCATCGAAGTTACCATTAGCACCATTCTTGTGTGTGATACTTGATCGTGCACCGCTCTCTGAAAGAGCTGCAGTCAGTGTGTTTTGACAGACAACACGGATGTTAGTGAACTTGGCACCACAACCAGTTTTACCGTCGTGTCCGAGATAGCCAACGATTCTGCGTTTGACGGTGTCACCAGGGACGATGTCCGTCTCCGCACCACGGAGTGTGGCGGTAAAGCAGACTTTGGCTCCATCCGATAGAACGATGACGCAGTCCATGTCTGCCTCCTCGCGGATGAACTCTGCCATCCGAAGGAGCGAATCGTTCTGCACGATTTCATACTGACGTGAGACAACCCCAAGTAAGGCTTGGGTGTCTGTACGGACAACTCCAAAGGTGCCTGAGGCAGTGAAGTTAACGTCAAGCGACTCAGGGTCAATGACTGGGAGTTGAAGCTCTCGTTTCTCGACAGTAAAGAGTGCGTCTGCGGTTTCAAACGCCTCTCGCGCTGGAAGTGTGCCTTCAGTAACGACCCCTTGGCCGTGCCAGGCACGCTCACCATTGCCGAGCCAGCCAGATGTGAAATTTGCGGGCATGATTTATGCATGTATACAACACTCTCTTTTGAGAGCAAGGAACTTGAAAGCCGCTGTTAAGCGGCAAAAGAATTACAAATAAAATTGAAGTCCGTGCTCGGTCACCTTTTCTTAGTGACGAAGCAACTATGCATGAAGTCGACTAAAAGGGCTAGTTCCTGTTGATACAAACGAAATACGTTTATATTTATTTGTGCCTTCACACAACCGTTTATCTACGTGTTTACACATAAGTGTTGTAACAGAGTGATCTAGGACGCCTATGTGGGCTATGGGAATCATTATCATAAACGGTGATGTGGGACCTGCCGTTGCCAGACAAAAGAATCGCTGTGTCGATGGATGAGACCTGTGCTGCAATCTTGAAGGAATATTGCTCTTTCTTCAAAATTAGTCAGTCAGACGCACTCTATCTATTCACAAAAGCAGCAGTTCAAAACCACGCCCTCCATTGCAAGCGAGTTGAATCTATTTTTGCTTTAAGGCAAAAAGAACTTGACAAGAGGGCTGGAAAAGTTTGTTTTGGATTTCCATGCCTAAGCTGTGCACATTCAGCCAAATGCATAACTGGACTATATGACGGATTGTTTGAAGTCAGTCAGGAATGCGGGCATTTATACATAGAGGGTTTTATGGGAGAAGTAGTGGAATTGATGAAAAAACACGGTTCTAAACCGTAGCTTCATAAAGCATTGCACCGGAAGGGATTTGAGCAATAAACTACGTTCCCACTACACTAACTACACAATATCTCTTATATATACCTTTTTTAATACACTCTCTCTATATATCTATTTTCAAAATAACTATATAAGGAGATAGCGTAGTGAGTGTAGTTAAGCGTAGTTTCAGTACGCAAAGCGGAGAGACTGCCTCATATCCTTCATCATTTGGGAGATAGAGTTGTCTTGCGAAACAGTATTGCTGTCACCGGTTATAGAGATATCATTGTCCTGACTAATAGGCGAAACAATACTGTTATCGCCACCAGTCACATCACCGATAGATTGTTGAGGTACAAACTCTGGCTTAGGTACAGTGTTCTCAATAACCTTATCTACATACTCGTCTTTAAAGTCTTGCGCTGCTCGTGAAGGCTCTGGCACATAATCAGGCCCTTGATAGCGTTCATCAGCGTTGTAAGCGGCAATAATATCTTTAATATCACCTCTGCTGTTAGCGTTATTACCTGCTTTGTCCTTGTAGTAATCCCATTGTTGCACAGGGATACCAGCTTCAAACAAGAGATCTGCCTTATCTTTCTTCTTATCTTTATCTCTATTTTTTCTAGCAAAATCCATGCTCCAGGAACCGCTAGTCTTCTTGCCGGTATATAAATAACGCTGGAAGTCTTTCTCTTTCTTACGGTTATAGACATCAGAAGATTCACGATCACTCATATGTGAACGATACTGCTTATCAAACTTATTTCTTAAATAGTCGTAGCCAGTCTCGTGACCGTCAAATTTCTTCTTCTTACCCATTTCATTATTAAAAGCAATAATTACATATTAACGATTCCGGTAGGATTCGAACCTACGACCGACGCTTTAGAAGAGCGCTGCTCTGTCCAGCTGAGCTACGGAACCTTGTTTAATTGCTCGTAATAATGAAGCTTGCGATGGCAATTAGAACACAGGCAAATACACTTTTCAATTTCAGCCAAGGTTGCTTCAAGCGTTGAATCTCGCTTAAGCCTATTAACCGTGGCAACTTTAGTGGATGGATCTACATGATGCCAATCCATAAAAGCAATATCGAATGCACCACAGTGCTCACAAGCTGTAAGGCGTTTGTTTACTTCATCTTTAATGTGTTGACGACGTTTATCACGTGCTTGTTTACGTTTACAAGGATCTTTGTACGGCACATATATATTTTGTCCAACACAATTAATCTATCTAATTAATACCCAGAGCGAGACTTGAACTCGCACGACATAAATGTCAGCGGATTTTAAGTCCGATGCGTCTACCGATTCCGCCACCTGGGCATATATGGGAAGAGGGGCCACATATGGCAGCCCCTCAATTACACAGACAGAAACGACAAAAATGCCTGAGACCCGATCGGGTAGGCGGTGCCGTCGTTCTTCTTCCCGCCTGCAATAACCCTAGCTTAGATCTCAGCTAAATGTGATTCAAGGGTTTGGATTGCATGACGCAAAGTAGCACCAGCAAAGCCAGATGCACCTGGATAAAACTCAGTTGGCTCTGCATAAATATCCGTTTCTGGATTAAACGGAAAACTTGATCGTGCATGACGGCAATAGCCCTCTGCACGTTGAAGCTTCACCAGCATCTCTTCAACCGCAGGTCTAGAGATCAAAACCATTTGCGTGTCCATAGGAAATAGTTGAAAGGACAGTATTAACGAAAGGCGCTAATAAGCGCCCTAATTATTTATACAATCGAATAGTAGATAGTGATACTTATGTGAATTAAATAACCATAGGTATGTATATGAGTGGGAAAACTTTGGCAGGGTAATAAGGCTATTAATCACAAGTTGATTACTAACGACCCTGACTATCAGTCAAAAGCGATGTTGTACAACGTACTTGCATCAAAACTTATGTCTGATGGCAGGTCGTTGAACCCAAGAATCCGTCAAGATATTAGTAGAGCAAACAACTTATTAAATGCTGAATCTACTGCTTTGTTTGAACCTGTGCTTAATAAGGTTCAACAGCTGTACAAGGAGAATCCTGAATTAAAGGACGTACCGTTTGAGACGGCACTTAGTTTGGTACGTGGTCCTTTAAACAAGACTGCATCTGAAATGAGCATGATCAGAGGCTGGCATGGTGGTGAAATTCACCATGGTGTACCTGCTGGGTCAGTTGCTGCCATCACAGCTAATCAGTCATATGAAAACTGGGGTGACACGTTATATGGTGCTGGCAGGGAATTGCCCATTACTAGTCAGGCATACAGCGGATTGCTGCCTCTTTCTGCCCCAGCTCATAACCTTGCCCACTTTGATCCGATCAATCGGCAATTCTTCAAAGGTGAGGGAGCACACGGCGCACATATCATTTTGCCAGGGACCAGCAATGCTGATGCTATTCATTCTCTGGTTGATCAGGTGACACCACAATTGCGGATGTCCCGATTTGCAGGTCAAGTAGATGAACCTTTCTTGAAGGAGTTAGCGTATATATTGTCGTCTGATGGTCCGCACAGGGTAACTGCCAAGGACTTGACAAGTACGATGTATCACCCGACTGGTCGTGGTAGTACTGTAGCTGCATGGCATAACAAGTTAACTAATCCGTCTCACGTAAATGCAGCGACAAATGCGGCTTACGGCACAACGAATGCTGTTGAAGCAGCAGCCAATGTGATTGGTACTGATCAGATTAGATCCAGCCGTGAAGCAATGGATGCACGTAATGCTGCTGCTCGTAAAGAACGTGAGCTGTCCAAACAAGGATTACAAGGACGGGACAAGAGCGGACTAGCCACTGTTGTTAGCCGTCCAGGTACAGAGGAAGCTATGGCGAGGCTTGGGCTTGAGTATGTCAAGGTAATGGGTAACAGGTTTGCTTAAAGCTTGCCACCCACAATCCCACTGCGTGGTTCTGATGTCCAACCATCGAACTCGCCTTTCATTACAGGGATGTGAATACTATCTGTAACGAGCCGCGTAGCCTCTTCTGTTAGTCCAGTCACCATACGAGTACCGTCAATCAGTATTGAGGTATAAAGACCATACCGAGACTTCTCGATGGTGTATTCCCAATCAGTTCTTGTCGATTTTGACGATCGAGAAACAGTAGATTGTGAAGATGGCATAGATCGTTAGATATATAAGGATGTCCATAGTTTAGGAGAAAAGAAAAATCCCAGCCGTGGAATACACGGCCAGGAATTTGATTCAATAGAGAGCAAGCTCTTCCTCTTGCTCCGCATCTGCACTGTAGGCAGGAGTGTCATCAACAGGAGGCAGATCCTCATCAGGAGTGCCGACCTGAGTGACAACAGTGCCTGCAACAGCGCGGACGTTGTTCTCAGCCTTAGGCATAGGTCCAAGGCCACCGTCGAGGACAGTTACTCCAACGAGGCTGATCTCGGGACGCTTGCGCATACGCACTTGGCCAGACTTGTCGGTGTAGACCTCACTGACATTCTTGATGTGACCAGTGATAGTCACCTGACGGCCTTTGCCAAAATAGCCCTTCTCGTGAAGGCCCATAAGGCCATTGTTGTTGGTGAAGTTGTACACCAAGTCTGCGCCATCAGTGGTAGCAGTGCTGATAACGGATACAGCCAAAAACTGGCTGCCGTCAGCTTGCGTCACGATCTCAGCGTTGAAGATACGTCCAGTGACGGTGAGAGCGTTGAACTGAGCGTAGCGAGTTTGAGTGTTGTTCAAAGTGAAACTTTGATAAAGAACATGAAAAAGGAAAGCCGCTGTTAAGCGGCAGAGTTTCTAGTGGAGACCACCACAAGAAGTACACATAGGGTCATCAGGACCACATTCAATAGTCTGAAGAATGTTCATAATTGCTTGGAACTTTCCAGCATCTTTGAGCCATGCTCCAGCTGGTCCATCACCTTCCTCATATACACGTTCAGCTACACGCTCGTGAAACTGAATCATGCGATCAATGATGCAAGCCATCATAAGCTTATGGACAATCATTGGGTTGTCCGAGCTAGAGGATGCACGCCGAATCCAATATTCAGCTTGATCGAACAGATCTTCAGGAAGCTCAACTGAGTCTTCTTCAATTGCATTCTGTAGATGCTCTTCAAGCGCCTCAGGTGAGATGCTGTCGGGGATGTTGAATGATTGAGTCATATAGATCTCGAATTTACAAAAAGAACGAAACCCGCTGTTAAGCGGGAAAGGTGGTTAACTCAAGCGATATTGCAGCACATATGTGCGTGGCCTGCATCGGAGATGAAGTCACCGATACGGTCTTGGAACAGAGCCGTAGAACCATCTGAAAAGATGGTGTATTCGGTTTCATCTACGAGATAGCAGAACGCATCTTCGTTCTGAGGAACCACCTGTGATAGTCCAGGAATGTTGCTTGCAACAATCTGGAAGTCATAGGTGATTGCCATACAGCATTCAGAAAAAGAACACTAAAAAAGAAAGGCGCAGTTAAGCGCCCTTGTGTGTTCTCAACCGATCACGGTTGTTCTACCTGCCCTACGCAGGTAAAGCATATCCCTCATCATCTCTTTGGTTTGACGGATATACTCTTCACGAGTGCGCTTTGCAGCACGAACTTGAAGATCTGTCATAGTGATCATGTAATGGACACTAAAAACTAAAGCCGCTAGTCAGCGGCTATTGCTCATCAGAGCAAATGTCAGTGGTCTCTGTACTAGACAGAGGTGGTAGGAGGCATATGCCGATAGATCTTGCATCTGCATTGAAGTAGAGAGCAAGGAAGAAATAAAGAACTAGCTTCATCAAACCTTGACCACTACTTCTGGATGGGCATCCCAGTACTCGCAATTCTTGAGTACATGGATGCGTTTAATCCGTTGAAGGCGAGCGCCTTCTATGTTGTAGGGACTGTCATCAATGAGAGTACCCACCATCCGATAGCTTTTGCGAAGATACTTCAGCATGTGCTGCTTCGTATTACCGCTGCTATCTACGCCAGTAGACACAAGGATGACATCAAATGGGATATTCCACTTGCGAAGCCAGTTGAATGATTCAGTGAGCCGATCGGACGGACGAGCCGTACAGATAGCAATCGAATCGCCCCATCGATGCATCATGCGTAATAGATCCACAATGCGGTTATCAGGAGCGAATGCTCTGGATGCATCAAAGAAGTCATCTTTGGACATATCACGGTTGTTAAAGCCATCAGGCTTTTGAGTGATAGTGTCGTCCAGATCAAAAGCATGCACAATCCGCCCTTTGTGCGGCTGTACACGCTGAATACCGACAAAGTGGGATTGAGCTATACCTTTCATGTAATCTTCAAAGAGTACAAGAAAGAAAAGGCGCTGTTAAGCGCCTAAAGGTTCAAACTTTGGCTAACCAGCAGCCAAGGTCGTGTAGTTTCTCACCAGTTACGGCAAGGACCAGCCCAACATTGTTGAGGCCACCCTTGCAACGCATACCGACTTCTTGCCAATCCACCTGCTTGATCCAGACAATGGTGTCTGTCACAGGTGGGAAGGCTTTGTAGTCGCTTTCCACACTTTGCTCGATAGCTCTTGGCAGAGGCATCTCGGCAAGGATGTCTTTGGTGGAAATTAAAGTCATGACTATCAGTCAAAGGACATATAAAAAGAAAGCCGCTGTTAAGCGGCAATGGTTCAACGCAGAGGTCTGCGCTTGAATGCAGTGGTCACAATCACGCCAGTAGACAGGAGACCTATCATGCCGATGATTGCTGTGATAATGGTCTGTTGATCGTAAGTAATCATCTATATCAGTCAGCGATGTGTGCAGCGAGCAGTGCTTCGATTAGACGCAGCTCGTTCACACGAGTGGGTGCTGTCTTTGGATCAGCGGTGAACTGTTCTGTTTCGCGTGCGATAACGTCATGAACAGCTTTCACCTGTGTTTTGTCTAGAGATAGCTTTAGATCTGCCATTGCTTGTTTCTATATATGGACCGTTTATTACTAAAGCCGCAGCTATGCGGCCTTAATTTGATCAGTCGCCTTCTCAACGTCTTTCTGAAGTTCAGCGACGTGAGCTTCTAAACGTTCGATGGAAGACTTATGACTATCGATCAGTTTATTGAGCTCATCAATCTCGGATTGAGTTTGCTCTAGTTTATAGGCGGCCAACTGTGAGTCTGAAATGACGTATACAGATGGACGCTGATGTGTGATCCAAGGATCAAAGGGAGATTGCATGTTATATAGGTTTAGAAAGCTCATTGCTCATTTATATATACCGACCCTATTAATTTACTCGCTAAGTATCTAATAGGGCAATCGGTATACACGGTAGTTGTTGTAGTAAATCCCGATTATTTACACGCCTTCTTCAAGGCATTTAATTGATAATCGTTCTCAATAAGCTCTAACTTACGCGCCTTCTTGAGGACCTTAAGGGCCTCTTTGCGGGTAGTTGCTAATTGAGCCTTACTCAACAACTTAAGGTACTTACGTTCGGACATGATGTCTTTACAGTAATTGGACAAGTAGTACCCCAACTGAGGCTAAGCCCCATAGGAGTAAGAAGAGAATGTATGTTCTCGCTAACTCATTCACTTGATCCTCAGGCAACGTACATAGATGTCAATTGCATCATGAGGCTCAATCACTTTCTCATCTACAGCGAGTGACAGTGAGACAGCAATATCTGCACATAGTTCTTCGACTGTAGGTTGATGAGGTGATCGATACGGTGTAACTGTTATTGGAACAGCTAGTAATAGCGGGATTAAAGTGTTCAACATAGTGTATTCTTCTCAATTCAATTTTACCTTCTCTTAACCTGCCAATGTAGATACAATGTTGGTACGGATAAGGTATAGGTTATGG